TACCTGCGTTGAAGGAGCCGAAGAAGAAATAGTATGTTGATGTTGAGGTATTACGCCGTGGGGGTTAGTAACAACAATATCTGAACAAATTTTGAAAGAGGGGCTGGAAGGATGGAAGGATACTCCAAGTCTTTTTTGCTCGGCACAGTGCTTAAGTCTTGCAAATTCGAAGTCTAACCGTTTATTAGCTAATACTTGTCTAGTTAACTCTGTTTGAGTACTGGCAGCTCTTAAGCAACCTTCATGATGACGTCTATCTAATGGTATTGATATAGTTGCACTAAGACCTAGTGATACATTGTTGTTAGCCTTCTGCCCAGTCCTTGTAGGCACGTAATACAAGATTGAGCCTGGATTATTCAGATTACCCTCATCATTTGTTGTCATGTCATAGACGGGCGAATCCCAGTATCCCTCATATGGGTCTTTCCAAGAATTACTTCCGGTTACAAATGGCGTGATGTTCAATGTAGGTCCTTGGCATGAGACGCCATTTCCATAAGTATTAGTTATATATGGACCCTGAAGAACCTGTATAGCTTGATTCGTTACTGAGCCAGACGAATTCGCAACCGGGGCAGCACTTGCACTGACTCCACCTACGCTTTCTGCCTTACTAACTTGAGGAAATAAGCTAAATGTATTGATAAGTATTACTAATATATACTTTATTGACTGAAAGTTGAAACAGTGTCTGTCACTGAAGTTATGTCGGTTGTACGAGTTATTACTGTGTGAGATTTCAGCCCTGGCTGTGTTAGTGAGGAAGTGAATTGCCATGCTTTCGTTGTATCTTTAATTGTGAAATTTGGCATATTGGTAGCATCTAAGCCAGTCCATGTTGATACCACTCCATTAACTGTGTTAGCTGTTGAAGCAGCTGCTGGTAACAGGCTATCAGCATCTGTAGTTATATTATTACCTGTTAGTGTCAGTTGCCAGCCACTCTGATATTCCATTACTGAAATCACCTCCGACACTTTACTAGTAGTCTCAGTGTGAGATGTCATCGAACCACTTTGAAAATTTGGCGTGACGGGAACAGCAAAAGCAGGGATTGGTGCTAGTAATAAAAGCAGTAAAAGCCGCTTCATGACTGTTACTTAACGGTTATTTCACTTACAAATTGCCCTACTGCAGATGTATTTGAGCCTCCGGCAACTAGAGTCAAAACACCTGAACTTAAAATCGTACCTGCGAGTGAGCCTTTCACACCACCCGCGTGAGTAGTGGTAATACCAAAAGCTGGCATGTCTACAACTAAGCCATCCGCACTGACATCTACTCCTGCACCTATCGTATTTACTGCATCCCCTTGGGTCCAACTTTCTGAAAAACTAAAAGCACTCCCAGCTGTATTTACGTCATAGGTACCAAGATCTTGAGCAGCAGCAGCTGTAGCCGTGGCAGCAGTCATAGTACCAAAATGTCCACTATTAGAGGTATCTACTTTAATATTAGATCCAGATACCGCATAAGTTGAGCCAATACGTTCTGAGATTGTACTTGCGCCGCCTACTGTCAAAGAAGTACTGGTCGATAGGCGGTGAACCAGATCTGCACGTACACTTGAAGCGCTAAATATAAACAATAGTGGTAAAAGTTTCCACATTTTCCTTAACATTTGGGATAATAATATAAGTTTACATGAGGGTAAACTTATTAAGTATTGCAATCATACTATGACTGAAAAAGCAAAAGAAGTTTCTGTAAAAAATGATACTGAAAAGAAAAAAAGTGTGTTTGGAAAAGTAAAAGATGCAATCCTTCCTGATCAAGAAGAACAGGCTGCAATTATATCTACAGGGGTCAGAATTGTAGTACTTGCCTGGTCGGGAGGAATTTTGACTTTAAATTACGTTTCTATCCCAGGAATACCTCAACAAAAAATAGATCCAACATTCATAGCTTCAGTGTTTACAGGGGTTTTGGCGAGTTTTGGCATTGCTACAGCGTCTAAAAAAGGTGATGGAACGATGAAAATGAATGGCGATAATAATGGTCAAGTTAGTAAGAAAGATATGGAAGAAATGATAGCAAAAGCATCTGCTAATTCTGCTGTACAAACTATTAGAATTGAGCAGGCTCCATTAGTAATTAAGGCTGAAAATTCTAATTCTAAAGATGATACAAAGTATCAGTTGTAACTAGATAAGGTTTGGTTAATATATGGTCAGCTTTTCTCTAAAATGTGTCATCTCTTCATTGGGCGTGGGTTTCAGTCACATCAAGATGTCATACATGGTTAAAGAGTCATCCAATAGATATCAGTAAATTATCTTCTAAAGAGAAGGCTCAAGTAGTGCCTGATCGCTCTATATTGCGCTGTAAGGTCCTTAATCGTCAGAATAACCATACTTACCTAAAGATGCATGGATTAGGCGACTGGTGGGTATTAGATAGCCATTGGAAGGGTTTAACTCTTGAGAGGTCAAATAAGCCTTATTTAGTTGAAGGAGATTTAGTTTATTTAAAAGATTTTCCTTATTTCTACCAAGAGTCAGATAAAGAAGAAGATAGTCAAGTATTCACCTTCACCATGTGTCTCAAGTACTTCGATACGCCTAATATTAACGGGACTATGGATTATTTAAGAGTACTTAATAAGCATGGTAAGAGCCTTTCTAAGGAAGCAAATAAAGCAACCTTAAATGAATTTGGCATGAATGCCACTTTTTCTCAATCCTTAGATTCTCAAGATATTAAAGAAGAAATTAAGACTGGTCGTCCGGTTGCAGCTAGTCTTTTATCTAAAGGCAATATCGACCGCCCACATAAAGGTACTCATTTAGTAGCTATTACAGGGTATGGTAATGACTATTGGCTAGTACAAGATCCATTTGGGTATATGGACATTGTTAATGGACTGTGGAGTGATAGAGGACCCTTTTCTGGACACAATGTTCGCTACAGTTTTAAAGATATGAATAGACGTTTATTTGTAAGTGGTGGAGCCTCTGGTTGGGGTTGGATAAATTTCCGAAAGTTTGAACCAAAATCAAAGATTTAGTGGAGTTATTCTCCTAAGTGACCTTATCAAATACTTTAGTCATGGCAGATGCTCCTAAATCATTAGTAGAGCAGTTACAGGCTCAGCGTGTACAACTCGAAACTCAGATACAAGATTTAGAAACTCAATTGATGAGGTCTAAAGAAGGCTATTTAAAAGTTTTAGGAGCTTTAGAATTTGCAGCGATCCAAGATCAGCAAGCTAATTCTCAAGAAGAAGCTCCAGAAGAAGAATCTAGTGCTCCAGAATGAGATGTTAAGTGAGTTCACGAAAAACAGGTATCGTGCTCTTCAGCTTTTAGCTGAGCATATAAGAACCCCGTCTCGTGAACTTTCTCTTAATGCAATTATTTCTGATATAAGTGATGAAGACTTACGTTGGGTAACAGATAAAATTCATTATTATTTATTAAGACTTTTAGACGATGTTGAATATGATTCAGATGAAGAAGAATCTATTCAATTATTAGAAAATAGTTTGAGGTAAGTCTATGTATTTTAAAGTTTTTTCATAGCTGTTAAACAACTGTGTTTCATAGCGAGAATGATCTTCTAGCTAATTTAATTGTTCTTACACCAAAGAACGCAAGACAAAAATTTCGAGAGTATATTTTTAATCTTTGGAACTGGAAATGTGCATATTGTGATGTCGAATTAAATGAAATAACAGCGACAATAGACCATATAATCCCTAAATTTAGAGGAGGACATCATGTTAAAACTAATATGTGTTGTTGTTGTACGGAATGTAATCGCTCTAAGGGGTCTACACGTTTAGAAGATTGGTATAAAAAAGGGAATGTTCATTACTGCGAGGAAAGATTTGTTAAACTGAAACAGTGGATTTAATTATTTGTAAGCAAAATGGATAAGCCTAAGAGGGATCCTTATGAATTTTTACGTGAAAGAGCGTTAAAAGTTGGTAATGAAATGGAGGATCATCGCGATGTTAGAGGCGTTGATATTGGAAGACGTGCAATAGCTGGAGAAAAACCCGATACTGTGAGGGAAAAAATGAATGATAGAGTAAT